CCTTCACATTTTTGATATGGACGAAGCACGACGACGATTCGATTACGTTCATCGACCAAGTGAATCAAGACGTTCGGCAGGACAAGCGAGAAACATGTTCTTCGACTTTGCAAAAGATTTGCGGATCCCGTTTTATGTTTTCCAAGACGACGACACCCAGAATTACCAAATCAAAAAGTACGGCAAGTACAAAGGCATGGCAAAAGCCTCGGACGTACGCAATGTGTTCAATGCTGTTCGTGTATTCATGGAGAAGAGGCGAATCGGTTTGTTTGGCATTTCACAGACGGGCGATTTCATTGGTGGATCGAATAAGAAGATCCTACGTAATAAGGTAATGAACACAACGTTTGTCGATACTCGTTTCCTATACAGGGGCGAAAGAGGTGTACAGGACGACGATACGAGCCTGTTTACTGGAGTAATGAACGAAGGACTTTTTACGGGTAGTGTTGCCGATGGTCTGGTGTTACAACAAACAACATCGGCAACAGCGAAAGGAGGGTTAACGGACTTGTATAACGAATGTAAGTTGCTGAATAAATCACTCGTTGTTCCGATTCAATTTCCTTCGGCTTGTCATGCTACAAAGCAAAAGAAGAACGGAGGACGATTACACCACCACATAACGAACAAAAACCTAGCCCCGAGATTGATTAAAGGGCGACCAGAAAACGATAACATCGCTTGGGATAAATACCCAGAAGACACACCGTTTACGAATGAGCCTAAAAGGGTGAAAAGGAGAGCAAAGAAGGCGACGACGAAAAAGAAATGACATGGCGAAGAAACGGACAAAATCGGACACATTAAAAGATGCGCTATTGAAAGCCCTCGAAAAAAACTTGGGGAACGTGTCAAAAGCATGTAAAGCGGTGGACTGCGCTCGAGATACTTTTTATCGATACATGAAGGAAGATGAAGAGTTCGCACAGGCTGTCGAAGATCTCGAAAACGTGGCTCTGGATTTTGCGGAATCGGCTTTGATGGTGAACATTGGAAAAGGCAAAGAAACGTCGATTATTTTCTTCTTAAAGACCAAAGGAAAACATCGAGGGTATGTCGAGAAGATCCAGACGGAAGACATTAGCGATCGAGAACCTGTTCAGGTCGAAATAATTGCACCAAATCCACGAAATGAAGATCAAAGCGACGATAAACCTGCAAAGGATTGAAGACACGTATAACGCAGGTCAACGGGGGATCGTTTTAATCGGTGGTACAAGATCCTCGAAAACTATTTCCGCACTTCAATGGTTAATGTTGTACTGTATGCGTAACACAGGCAAAAAGATCATAATCGGGCGTGACAGTCTGGTTAACTTACGCCGTACCATCTTAGAGGATTTTAAAGCGATTTGCTATGGTTACGACGGTTTTACTCCTATGTTCCCTAACATGAACCTGAACAAACAGGACATGACAACTGTATTTAATGGGAATACGATCACGTTTATCGGTATGAAGGACGACCCGATGAGGGTACACGGTTTGAAATCGGATGTATTTTTTATCAATGAGGCGGTGAATATTCCAAAAGTGACGTTTGATAACTTAGAACAACGTTGCCGCGACTTTTGGATAGTCGACCTTAACCCCTCTGAGCCGAACTCGTATGTCTACAAACTAGAAATGCGGGACGAGATAAATCAATTTCGCTCAACGTATCTGGATAATCCATTTTTAACCCCTGCGCAGGTAAAGAAGATCGAAAGCTACGAAGATACTGAATACAATAGGCAACAAGGTACGTCAGATCCTCGAAAGTGGTCGATTTATGGACTTGGTGAAATGTACAAAGGTAAGGAGATTATTTACCCGACATGGGACACGTATTCTGGTGCAGATCCAGAAGGCTACGATTATTGCTTTTACGGTCTAGATTGGGGGTTTAATGATCCGTTGGCGTGTGTTAAACTCACGATTTTAGATAATGATATTTACATAAGAGAGATAATATACGGTAGCGAGATAGATGATTTTCAAGATGTTATAAACAGATTGCTGTTAGAAACTCAGTTGAAAGAGCAAAAAACGTATTTGGTTTGTGATAGTTCTGAGCCGCGATCGATTGAAACATTGCGTCGTGGTGGGTTACCTGCAATGAAAACAAAGAAGGGACAAGGTTCGATATTGGACGGGATTAGAAAAGTTAATTCGTACAACCTGTACGTTCATGAAGATTCAAAGAATGTCGTCAATGAGTTTAATAACTATAAATTCAAGATCGACGAACGCACTGAAACGATTCTCGATATTCCAGTTGACAAAGATAACCATGCTTGCGATGCAATTCGCTACCCTTTGATTACATTCTTGTAAAATTTTACTATATTTAGCACCGACATAATTGAGTTTGGTTAGTTGATTATTTTCGGAAATCCTGAGTACTAAGGTACTTGGGATTTTTTTTATAAAAAATTATCGTTACATTTACCCCAAATAGATTGGGAAAATGGCGGACAACATCGTACAAAAAGCCTTACACACCTTGACGTCGAAGGCAATTATACCGAATACACAAAGCGTTTCGGGCGGTAGTGGATGGACTTTTATCGATTCGTATTTTTCTTGGATCTTAGGTAAGTCGGGAGCGTTTGGAAAATATACCAAGGCTTACGGAGAAAACCCACTTGTTTTCATGGTAGTTAATAAGATCGCTAAAACGACTGCGTCGTTAAAGAGATCGATTCGACTGGAGGACGGGACGTTACATGATAGCGGTCGCCTTTTGGATGTTTTAGCAAACCCAAACGAAGAAGAGGACGAGATCGAGTTCCGAACAAAAATCAATGAATATTTACTTTTAACGGGTAACGCTTTTGTTAGATTAATAAGAGGTGAGGGAATGGGGCAATCGATGGAAGTTCTTATTACTCAAAGAGTTTCGATCGTTTGTAACCAACTTGGTGAGGTGGTCCGCTATGATTACACCACTTTTAACGGGAATATCGTACCATACGAACCAGAAGAAATACTTCATATTAAGACATCGAACGTGGTAAATATTGACGGGACTGCGGTTAAATATGGGCTTTCACCACTTCAAGCGGCTTGGGTTGTGGTTTGTTCTTCAATGGAGAAATTGAAAGCGGATGCGAGTATTTTTAAATCGAGAGGTATTATCGGGCTTTTGTCTTCTGATGGCGATACTCCTATGTTAGATCCTGAGCGTGACAGGTTACAAGAAGAGTTCGATAAAGATACTGGCGGGTCGGATAAATACAACAAAATTCACATAACATCGTCGAAACTTAGATTCGTTCAAACTGGTATGTCGCCAACTGATTTAAAGCTACTGGAAGGAATTTTATCATCGTTAAGGCTTATTTGCGGGCTTTACGGTATGCCTTCTGTTTTGCTTAATGATAATGACTCATCGACATATAATAACGTTACAGAAGCGAAGAAAACGGCATACACGGACGTTTATATTCCTTTAGATGAAAAGGTGAATAAAGAATTGGTTCGTTTCTTGAGTGAAGCCCTCGGCATTGATGGTGAAACGATCGTTGTGGATAAAAAAGCGATTGAAGTGTTAAAGGCAACGACGAACGATGTTGCTCAGTCACTTTCTAACGTGCCGAATAATGTTTCTGCGAGAGCGGTTGAAACGATGAGAGTTAATGAAATCCGAGAAAATATTCTCGGATTAGAAGCTATAACAGACGGAGGCGACGAACTTATGGGTAAAGCCTCGGGAACAAACGACAAGAACAATGGCGAAGAAGGTGACAAAGGATAAAGGCGAGAAACTGATAAAGGATCTCGATAAGAAAATGAAATCGAAAAAACCCGTTAAGAAATGAGTTTAAAAGATAATACATTTGCCACTAGAAAGGAGTTATTCGCTTATTTACACGAAAACAAAGCGGATATTCTGGAGATGAAAAAAGCGACGAAAAAGACTTTCGTACAAACGCCTTCATTGTTGATTGAGCAAACACCACTCGCAACGGCTACAAAAGCCCTAACGACGAGTGCGGATAAAGATACTGAGGACGTTATTAAGCGCACGATAATCGGAAACACTTACAATTGGCTAGATTCACACGGCGATGTGCATGTAGGATCGACGTTTAACAAGTCAATCGGAGAGCGTAAGGGTAAGATTTGGCACTTGCACGATCATAAATATGAGATCACGGCAAAGGTTGGGAAGCCTCGCAAGGTGTACGAGCAA